CTTCATTACCACAAGCAGACCCAATAGGTTTATTAGGTCCAAACGAAATCATACCAGGATATTTAGCAATGTCCCCCAAGCCAAAATTTAAATTGCTGATTTCTGACTCCTTTGGACAGCCATTTATACCTGCAGTCTTGGATATATCATCATATTGCTCAAAAACACCTCGATTTGTCATGTATCCTATCGTGCCATCACTTAATTTGACATTTTTATTTGCATTCTTATTTATAAGCGGATTTGTGCGAGATATATAATCGGTTATACCGGCATCGTATTTATTTTGAGCGTCACTTGTTGCCTGGATTGCGGTTTTATATTGCGCGTTTAATTTCTCCAGGTCAGCAGCCATTTGACCGGTTACTTCTGTTTTTGATAATATAGCATTGGATTTTTGCGCTTCATTCGAACCTTCTAAAGATACTGCACCCATGGTTGTGGCGCCTTCTTGGAAATTATCAGGTAACCATGACATTATAGACATGTTTGATATTCTAGACTTTTTTATTGGTTTTTTTTTAAAAAGTGCATTTTCTTGTTTTTTTATAAAGGCAGAGCCTTGATTTAATGATAGACTAGCCATTAATATAGTTCAATAGAAAAATATTGAACTTTATTTATTTATGTTAAACAGAGCAACAGGTATAACTCTTTCCAGCAATAGGATTTCCTACACATCCAATTCCCTGTTCATATGCGCATACACCATCAGTAAAATAATAATTATTTGTGCCTAGATTTGTAGCACAATAATCACACATCCATGCACATCCAGTTCCCGAACTCACGGAAAATGTAACACAATTATTCGCATGACATATATCACGGCTGCACACAAAAGTTAAAAAGGTAACCAATTCAAGAATACCCTTCATTATTACTAGTATTGTGTATTAATATTTATATTGTTTTACACCAACCTTATAACATCGGTACAAATTATTGAATTGGAATGGAATATACGTAATATAACACAACCGCACATACTAATACAAATGCAAGCATGGACATGTTTAATATAAACAAAATGGCAGCTATGATTAGGGGGACTATCGCCATACTTATACTCATACCACCAAACAGCATTACTATTAAACATAATATCAGCGCCAATATAATGGTGTATAACCGATAGTTTAACATTTGCTGATTTACCTCTAAAGATGTGTCTTTCATATTTCCATTTATATTATTATAGTCTAGCATCAAACTATTAAGTTCGCCTCTTTGAGCGACAAGTTCGTTATAATCAGAAATTAATGTATCATGCATATTATTGTTTTTATTAACTACGTTATCTAAATTATTTATCGGTTGGGTCTTTACGGCATTTTGAATTTTATCATTTAATATGATCAATTGTCTATTAACCTCCTCTAATTGACCTGTTACATATTTTAAACGTGGTAAAATTGCATATACGCCAGGCGTCGTTTTAATATTTCCATCGCCTGTGCTCAATCCACAACCTTGGTAGCGGGGTACGTAAAGTGCACCAGAACATTTGGGGGTTGAACTACATGATGCTTGACACATATCAATCGTTTTCTTTTGAGACATATTCAACCAAGATGTTCCAAAATAGGACTTATCTTTTAGTTGCACATACTCAGTACTATCCGTTTTTAATGCTTCCTTATAATCTTGGGTTAATTGATTATACTCCTTCATTTTTGTATCATATTGCAATTGTAATGATTCCAACGTTTCCAGCGTCATTAATATATAGATAGAAATAAAGAAATTCTATATATTATCATTTTCTTAAATACCATTGTTTTTTTTGTCTGGTGCAACTTTCTTCTCTCCATTCAACCAGGCCGTTTGCTTATTACTAGATGGTTTGTCGGCGAAATGTTTTTGTAAGTATGACACCTGACAAAATTACACCTAAAAAAATAGATACATTTGAAATATATTGGAGCACGTATATCTTTTTGTAATCATTTATCATTGTTTTTGCACCCCCAACCTCTCCAGTCGCATCGTCATATTTTTTTTGTAAAGTTATGTTGCGTGCCTTTTCATCTGTAATATTCTTATTCAGTATCGTGGTCGTCGCTTTCAATTTTTCTATTTCGACTTGAATATTATTGTTTATCATAAATAAACTCTTCGTCGCATTTTGCATGTCTGTTCTACTGCTTGCATAACCTCGTGTATATGAATCGTCATTTGGAAATTGCTTTGTTAAAATATAATATTGTTTGAAATTATCTAAATATCCAGGATATTGTCTTTTTAATGTCTCAATTTTACTTCCAAAATCAATCGATTCAGTCATTACTATATCATGTGATTAATTTTTCAATCAAATACACAAACGATAATATATACTTTGAATCGCCGTTTTGCTGGGTCTTGTAATCTCGCAAATCTGACCAGGGCGTAAACAAATTGCTTGGGCTACTGGGTCAAACCTCGAAATGTCCGGAAATTGCGTATCATCCGTAATATTATACTTTGTTTTGATTAATGCGCGCTCATCATCGCTAATTACACGATGGGGAGGAACCAATGTATGTTCGTGTATATTAAATTGCAAACGCTTGATATTCTGCACAACGATGAAAATCTTGTCCGTTTCCCACATGTGTTTCAAGGTCGCCATTAACGTGTCATTCATTTCATCCTTTGCAACGATTAATAAGGTATCTTCCTTTGTCAGCGTCTCTTCCAAGTTAAACAAATCGTCTATCATTTCTTGGATATTTGCTGGACGAATCGCCTTTGCTAAATAAAACAGGATATATATCTTATTCTTCCGACCCGTGCGCGGGTCTTCCTTACTTTTTTCAAGCAACATATCCATTTGCTTGTTTTGAAACATGGTATTTACTTCATTCACGCTAAAATGTTCATAATCTGTTACATTGTAGTCGAGCTTTCTCATCAAGGCAATGATAGTTTGCCTTGCCTTGTAGATGGATGAAATAATATTACTAGAGTTCTGCATGATAGTATTATAATATAGAACGTTTTAATATTATTTATTTCAATTTTAAAATATTTACCTTGGACGCCTAAAGGGTTATTTGTTTGGTTTCGCTTGACGAAGATGACGATTTATTGTCGCCCATAGTAACGCTCTTTGTTTGGGAAGTTGACGACGACGATGACGACTCATCGGATTTCTTGTTTTCATCTTCGTCCTCCTTTTCATCCAATTTTTCTACGTTTAATATTGCAGTGGTGACCTCTTCAGGTTCCGTTTCCTTCCTTTTTTCTGCAACCTTTCGCAATACGGAAATCTGCTCTGTGCGTGGCAAACCATTTAGTTTTTGTTTTGCATCTTCGCCCAATTTCCTATATATTTCGTTCAATTCTTCGCTGCCAAAATCAAATGTGCTGCTGGCTGAGCTGGTCGCCGGTGGTGGTGGAACAAAACTACCGCTACTGCTAGTTGACATTGTCTCGCTTGGAGGCGGCATGGGTGGCGTATATCGAATGCTTTCAGAATCAGACGGCGTATCTACTTTACGTGGAATGCTGTCAGCCGATATAGTTCCATCGGGACTCGAGTCTGGCTTATATTCCTCAGAAACGTCTGACTGCGTATCTATTTTAAATGGAATGCTGTCCGACGATATTGTGCCGTCGGGGCTTGAGTCAGGACGATATTCCGACGATTCAGACTCCTCAAATGATGGAATATTTTGAGGCCCGCGCTTATTTGATTCTTTGGAGAACAACTTATCAATAGTCCGCTTGTATTCTCTCACATATTGATTAATATAATCATCTCCCTCTTTGCCCTTGCCACCCTGAAACTTCACCTCGTCATTTGTAACCTTGATAATGTTGTCTGAATAAGACATGGACATTAATGTATCTACATTCTCATTGGTAATAATTCTCATTTGAATATTCATGACTTGCAATTCTTGAATTAATAGTTTCAAACTATAAGGAATGCGCAATATACTAAACGACCGGCCATATTGGCTTATCATTTCCAGTGTCATCTTTCCATCCATGGTGGTATGGAATTTCACTGGTCCATCCGCTCCAGGACTCAAGAAAATGTTTTGCGCAGGATTATAAATCGCAATCATGCCTGTTTTATTGCAGACCGCCATATAATATTCATCGCCGCGGACCAAAAACGACTCGGATAAAAACCCCGCAGCGCCATGCGAAATAATCGCGTCGCGTTCCATCTCTCCCACGCGCAGACCACCATCATTTGCGCGTCCTTGAACTGTTTGGCGCGTTAAAGCCGTTCGCGGCCCTCGTGCGCGATAATTAATCTTGTCCTTGACCATGTGCTTTAATCTCATGTAATACGTGGGACCAATGTAAATATCTGAACGCAATTGTTCTCCTGTCATGCCATTATACAGCAATTGATTTCCAGATGAATGAAACCCCGCCTTTGCCAACATGTATCCATAGGTATTCACATTGGAACCCTTTGTGGTGAATGCGGTGCAATCTCCGAAACCACCATATGAGCAACAAGCCTTTCCAAACATGCTTTCAATTAATTGTCCAATGGTCATGCGACTTGGAATTGCATGGGGATTAATAATCAAGTCAGGGCGAATTCCGTCTGCGGTAAATGGCATATCATCCTCAGGAATAATCAACCCAATCGTCCCTTTTTGTCCTGCACGAGAAGCCATCTTATCGCCAATGCTCGGTATACGTTCCTCGCGAATACGAACCTTACCAATACGGAATCCCTCTTCGCCTTCTGTTATAAAAGACTTGTCAACATAACCGAGCTGACCCTTCTTGGGCGTCACTGAATTGTCAACATTGAGGTCACCGCTACTTGTAATCTTTCCAATCAACACCATTTTATCGTCCAAAGGTGTATTTTCCTTTATCATACCCCACTGGTCCAAATGGCTATAATCATATCCCGCCTTGACCCCAGATACCTCCTTTTTCAATACATCTGTGAAATAAGCGTTCGTTAATGATCCGGCTACTTTGGTGCTTTCTTCGTGCGCTTCATACATGGAATAATACGTTGTTCTGAAAATACCGCGGTCAACCGCGCCCTGATTTATCAAGATAGCGTCTTCTACGTTGTATCCAGTATATGACATGATCGCAACTATCGCATTCACACCATAAGGCATTTGCTCCTTGTTGATAATGTCCAAATAACGCGACTTCAACAAGGGAATTTGCCCGCAATTCAAGATCACGCCCATCTTGTCAATTCGCATTTGATAGTTGGAATGATACATGGATACAGCCTGCTTACTTTGTCCACAAGAAAACGCATCACGCGCATACGGGTTGTTTTCTGGGTAAATAATCATGTTTCCCATCACGCCCAATATTAACGACGGATGTATCTCCAAATGTGTGTAGTATTTAGATTTTTTCAAGTCGTCTAGATAAATCGCAATTAGCGCTCCTTCTTCTTCGGAAGTATCCAAGAAATCAATCATCGCCTTGTATTTGTTCAAGTCAACTTCATCCGTATTATACAAGTCCTTTATCGTTGCATATAATTTGTTGTTTCTAATGTCAAAGTTCTCATCCGTCTTTTCTTTGAATCCGGCTACAAGCTGATTCCATGACGCTTTACCGCTATTTAATTGGTCTATGAATTCAGCGCGATCATAGCTTGGTTTTTTGTCTTCAATATAATAAACTGGACGCGTCAATCGACCTGCATCCGTATACATGGATATTTCGTTTTTCCCGTAGTCAAAGCTAATACTCATGTAGGTCGGCAACACACCATTTCGTCGGAGAACCTTCAAGAGTTGAACGACTTCTATTGGGTCGGCAATGACGCCAATCCAATTTCCATTCACAATGACCTTTGTGTTTTGCGATAAATAAATCGGTGTGCATTCTTGTAATATTTTCATTGGCGTATTTGCGCGCAACCATTGAATTAATGGATAGGACGAAAATCCGCTGGTAATCTGCGTGACAATAGATAAATGCTTATGCAACCCAATATTGCCGCCATCGGGCGTATCGACTGGATCAATATAACCCCACTGCGACCCATGCAAATGACGCGGTCCAACCACCTTGGCGCTTGCGTCCAACGGCAAATTCAGTTTTCGCATCTGAGAGATGAAAGAATTCCAGCTTAACCGATTTACGTCTTGCACCACACCAAGCCGACGAGTTCGTTCTTGGGAACCCCAACTGCCCTTGAATGCCTTGCGAAACCCTGCTTCAACGGAACGTTGCTTGAAAAAATCCCGATAGTTTGCCTCTATTAAATTTGAAAAATTGGTCTTGTATTCGCCCTGATGATAATAATACTCCTTGTCAATCGCCAACATGATTTCTTGCTTTTGAATCAAATAATACTCGCGGAATAAATCATAAATCAACTTGCCCGTCTGTTCAATTCGTTTAAACTTGAAATTGTCACGATCGGTAGGTTTGTCTTCCTTGGTGGATACGCGCAATAATCTGTGCACCATGGTGCCTAAAAAATACGCCTTATCTAAAAAGTTGTTGGTTCCCACGTGCGGCAAAAAATAGTTCATCAATATCTCCAATACACTCGGAATGGATTGCCGTTTTGTGAAAGTCGCAATAAACTCCAATGCGGTCTTCTGGTCAAATATTTTGCTTGCGTCATGAACAGATGGGATAAACAAATCCACGTAGCTTGCATTTCTCTCTATATCCAATAAACAAGTCTCGATAATGCGCTTGTCGCTGATTACGCCCAGTGCGCGCATTAAAATAAATAAGGGAATAGGTTTACGAACATTGGGGACATCGACTACCAATTGATTGTTAGAGAGAACAGAAGACGGGGCAACCATTTTCACCGACGTGGTACGCATCGGTTTGGATGCGTCCTCTGAAACCGACCGAATCTCCGCAGAATAACTATATGTATCTTCAGGTTTATTTGCACGAACATAAAGCATATTGTCTGCAAAGGTTTCTTGTGGGATAATCAACTTTTCTTTTCCGTCAATAATAAAATATCCGCCATAATCATTACGGCATTCGCCCATGTTGAAACACACTTCGGGAGAGAGCTTGTTCAAGATACATAGTTTGGATTTGAGCATGATTGGAAATCGCCCTAAATATATTTTTTCCAAAAGAATGGACTTGGTTTTTCTCTCTTTTGCCTCATCGTCGTAATAAATAACGTCAATTTCTACGTCGTAATGTATCGTTGTTCCATAGGTCATATTGCGCAATCTGGCGTCGTTGGGATACATATAATGTGCATGATTTGCGTCATATATAATCGGCTTTCCAAAGTATATTCTTGAACCATCTTTTCCTCCTAAATACAACAAACATTCGTTGCGCCCACCGACCTTGTTGTCTTCCCCCTGACGCTCAATAAAACGCGCTGGATTATTTTCTTTAAAAATGCGATTAATTCCGCCATCAAAGAAATCATTATACGATTCTAAATGATGTGCAACCAAACTACTTGGGTTGTTTTTAAAATAGGTATCGATTATTTTCCATGATATTGTTTCCATGTATATTATTATATGATAGTTATTTTTACACCCTTGAATATTTAAAATGGAATATTTTTAAATTGTTTCATAATAAATAAAGGTGTAAAATCAATAGTTGTGCTTACCGCTTTCCTTCGGCTTTAACAACGATGGTCTTACTTTTTCTTGTTTCTCCTAAACAAGTGAAAGACGATGCCCTAATAAACTCTTCTGGTCTTGTTTGGTTATTTATCCAACAAGTAGTCAAGTTCATTATATTTACTGCGGAATTCGCATCTCGCGTTCTAAATACGTTTTGTTTGTTTTGGCAACTCACGCAGTTAGAACACACGAAAAGACGATATACATCCTTATTCTTTTTATCTCTGTAATGTTTCATTTCATTATAACAATGACAACATTTCTTACTTGTGTTGAATTCATTGATTGTAATAGTATCATATCTTTTATGGATTTGTTTTCTTAATCCTTTATTCATCGTAGGCATAAAATGTTTCATTTGTGTATCTCTACTCCAATTTCCATAACCAATTAGGATATTAGAACCGAATATTTCTTGGATTTTATTAAGGAAATTATCTATGCTTTTCTTACCATAACTATATTGTCTAAATTTCATTTTTCTCCATGTTTCTTTTCTGTAAAATTCAGTTGTTTCTTTATTAAGTTTATCCTTTTCCACCAAATATGTTTTGAACTTGATATAATCAACAGATTTGCTATTTTGAAACGATAAATGAGTTTCTTTTTTAATAATTTTATTTCGTTTCTTTTCTTGTAATAATATTCGCTGATTTCTTTTTCCATAACTTTCTATCTTGCGTTGTGATGCGGTATATTGTAATTTCTTACCATTCTTATCCATCATATACACTAAACTATGTTTACCAGGGTCGCATCCAACTATATTCCTATCTTTCAATGTATCTAATTGTTCTTCGGACAAATCTTCAATACCATAAAAATCTTGTTCTGGAATGCTTGGAACACGGCTACCCCATTTTTTATCTTTCAAATCTTTTCTAATAAACAATAAGCAACAAGATACTCCGTCAGTTTGTATTTGATGATGAAATTGGTAATGTTGGTTTCTAAATATTTTATGGTTCAAATTTAAAAAGGCATTCCAAATATCGTGTTGGTTTTCTTTGAGGTTTTTATGTAATTCACCCTTTTTTATTCCATCTGTTTTATTTGCTGGACAGAATAAACTAACCAAACTTGCAGTATCTAAAAGAATATGCTTTGGAACAATATTGTTTCGTAGTGGTAAGGGTTGGAATAGTTTACTTTCTTGTTTTTCTAACACTGCATTCATATACAACATTGCTTTCAAATATTCAAATGGTCTAACTTTTACATCATAATAAACTGACTTGGTAATATTGGGTGGTAAAATATTGTATAAATGAGTAGTTTTCCATTCATTGAATATTTCATCGGTTTCATTATTCAAGCTCATTAGTTGATGCTTCAATTTGAATAAAATAGATTTATCTTCGGTTATTTGTGATGTTGTTTTATTGATAAATCTCAAAAAGTGTTGAATAAAATGTTCTTGTGCATTATTGGATAAAGAAGTATGGATTTGTGTTGCTAAATAGGGTAATAAAAAAGTGGTGTTTTTTAAATTTGTTTTCTCGTGATTTACTGCTGGCTGATATTCTTCAATGTAAAATCTTTCCAACTTATCAAGTAGTTCTGTATTTTTACTTTTTACACCTTGATTGCTTCGTTTTCCTAATGATTTGATACAATACAAAATAAAAGTATTATCTATTTCAGGCAAAGCAATTTTATTTGAATAGCAATTCAAAACATATAAGCGAATAAACTGGTAAGAATGTATCATTAAATCATTCATTTCAAAAATCAGATTATTTATTACAGGATGGACTAAATCCCGATTAAGTAAAACAGATTTGAGTGATAATTTGAGTGTTTTGTAAGAAGATTTATCATTATTCCTAAACTCTTTGAATTCGTCTTTCAACTTCTTCTTTTTCACCATCCTATATTATACATAAAGATTATATTTTTAAGTAATTTTACGAATTAATATTCCTAAATATTTTCGTTGTCTTATTTTTCGTCCATTTCAATTTTTAACTTATTCTTTCTTTTCAAATATTCACGTTTATTATATTCCTTCTTTTGTTCTGGTGTCGGTTTGTAATCACTTTTATAATTTGTTTTTTGTTGATATTCTTTAACCCGTTGCTTGTGTAATTCTTTGTTGTTCTCATAATATTTTATATTTTTTAATAAATATTTATTTAACTGAATTGTTTTATCTTCTAATTCTTCTTTTAATTTTATATTTTCTTCTTCTGTAATTTTTAATTTGTGTATTAGTTCATCAACATTCATAGTTAGTATAGTATGATAAATATTATTTATGTAATTTATCATAATAATTATTAAGGCATTAAGCGTTCCATTTTAAATGTTCAAGGGTGTATATGAAATTCATAATATACAAGTATTTAGTATTCCTTGCAAATAAATGATTATCTAATGTTATATATAATAATGGCTGCCTATATTACTATTCCAGCACCCGACCAAGGTGAAGATACAACATTTACGTATGAGGTTTGGGAAGAGCATGGTATGCCACCAATCCTAATTCTAGACGAGGGATGGACCGAGATTGAAGAGCAAGCGTTCGTAGACAACCCAGATTTGCTGAGGATTCGTATTCCAGCATCTGTCGTTTCTATTCAAGAAGATGCATTCCATGGTGCGATAAGCTTGCGTCAAGTAGACTTCGCACAAGGTTCTCAGCTCGAAACTATTGGATTTCAGGCGTTCGCAGGCGCCACAGATTTGCAAACTATTCATATTCCAGCGTCAGTTACACTGATTGATGGCGAGGCATTTTCTAATGCAACAAGCTTGAGAGAAGTGACATTTGAAGAAGGTTCTCAACTTGAATCAATTGGTGATGGTGCGTTCGTTGAAGCAACATCTTTGCAAAGGATTCGTATTCCATCGAGCGTCGAGTATATTGGACAAGGTGCGTTCAATGGTGCGACATCTTTGCAAACGATTCGTATTCCAGCGAATGTCGATACGATTATGATAGTCACGTTTGAGAATGCAACAAGCTTGAGAGAAGTGACATTTGAAGAAGGTTCTCAACTCGAATTTATTAACGATGGTGCGTTCAGGGGCGCGACAGCTTTGCAAACGATTCAGATTCCAGCAAGTGTCCTGCTCATTAGACAAGAGGCGTTTGCTAATACAACAAGCTTGAGAGAAGTGACATTCGAAAATAATTCTGAAATTACCACCATTCATCCTAATGCATTTATAGAAAGCGGGTTAACTCGAGTAGTTATAGGGGAAACTGCACTGAGTAGATTAAATGATGAACTGGGTGCACTCAATTTGCCACCATTACGTTTTGGCACAAATAATAAATTTTATGGCAAGGATAATGTTACTATTGTTTCTAGGGCACAACAAATGTATGCATTCCGTGGTCCAAGAGAGCCTGGGTATCGACCGCTCCCTCGAGATGCGAAAGATTATATAGCATCATACCTTATGCCAAAAGGTCTAGTACCTAAATCTCGTGCAGCTCTTGCAGCTCGCGCAGAAGCCATGGAAGAAGAGTCAGAAGAAGAATCAGCTGGCGGAGCGCGTAAATCTAGAACAAGAAAACGAGGCATCCTTCGCCGTAGCAGAAAAGCGTCGGGTGCACGAAAAACGAAGAAACGCAAATCCAAGCGCCGAAGAACAATCAAACGCAAATAGAAGAATGTGGTTCAATACAACTATTTAGTAATCTTTGCAAATAATTCATTATCTTTTGTTATATATAATAATGAATAATCCTTATACAATTATTCCAGCACCTGGGCCAGGTGAAGAGACAACATTTACAAGTGAGCACTGGCATGATTTTTATCTTGGACCTGGTAGCATGCAAAACATCATTCTAGAAGAGGGCTGGACTGAAATTGGATGGCAGGCGTTCGTGGACAACCCAGATTTGCAGACTATTCGCATTCCTGCATCTGTTGTTGATATTCTAGAGGATGCGTTCAATGGTACGATAAACTTGCGTCAAGTAGAGTTTGCAGAAGGATCCCGTCTTGAATTTATTGGAGAGGGTGCGTTTGATGGTGCAGAATCTTTAGAAAGAATTAATATTCCAGCAAGAGTTGCACGTATTGGACCTGGGGCATTTAAGGACACGACAGCTTTGGAACAAGTAACATTTGAAGAAGGTTCTCAACTCGAAATGATTGGAGTTCAAGCGTTCACTGGCGCTGAATCTTTGCAAACGATTCGTATACCAGCGTCAGTTAGAAACATTGATAATTATGCATTCTATAAAGCGTCTAGTTTAGTAGAAGTAGTATTTGAAGAAGGTTCTAAACTCGAATCTATTGGAGATGGTTCATTCGATGGCACCACAGCTTTGCAAACGTTTCAGATTCCTGCGAGTGTTAGTAACATGGGAAAGGGTGTGTTTCGTAATGCGACATCTTTGCAAACGATCCATATTCCAAAATTAGTCCAGACGCTTATGATTATGACGTTTGATAATGCGTCAAGCTTGAGAGAAGTAACATTTGAAGAAGGTTCTCTGCTTCAAACCATTGCAGGTGGCGCTTTCCACAAGACAACAGCTTTGCAAACGATTCAGATTCCAGCTGGGGTCACGATTATTGGACAAGGTGCGTTTAAAAATGCGTCAGCTTTGCAAAAGATTGATATTCCAAAATTAGTCACGACGATTGGAGATCAGGCGTTTGCTAATACGACAAGCTTGAGAGAAGTGACATTCGAACAAGATTCTCAAATTACCAGTATTGGTCATGATGCATTTAAAGAAAGTGGTTTAACCCTAGTAGTTATAGGTGAATCTGCCCTGAATAGATTAAATGTTAATGCTAATTTATACAATCAAGCAGAAATAGAGTCTGGAAGACGACCAATTAGATTCCTCCCAGAAGTACAATTTCGTGAAATTAATGAGTTTTATGGCAAGT